GCTGGCCGTAAGATTCGTGGCAAAGAAGCCATGATGATTAAGGGCCTGCTCAAAGGCCGCACTGGCCGCGCTACGGGTGGCGGCACGTTCTCCGGCCCCGGCTATCCCGAGAAGGTTCCGGGCGTCGTCCCCGGTGGCCGTATGGCCCGCAAATCGGGTGGCCGCGCCAAGAAGGGCAAGACCAACATCAACATCGTCATTCAGGCTGGCAAGCCCGAGACGGGCGGCATGGATGTCGATAACCCGATGATGAAGATGCCCGCGCCCCCGCCGGCAGCTCCTCCGATCATGCCGCCTCCGGGTGGTCCGGCTGGCGGTCCTCCTCCGGGTATGCCCCCGATGCCTCCGGGCGGCGCTCCCGGTATGCCTCCCATGATGGGACGCAAGGCCGGCGGTCGCGTCTATCGTTCTTATAAGGACATGGACGCCGGCGCTGGCTCTGGCCTTGGCCGTCTTGAGAAGACCGAGATCGCTTCTCGCTCGAACCGCAAGGCAGGCGGCAAGGTTTACCGTTCCTACAAGGACATGGATGCGGGCGCAGGCTCGGGTCTGGGTCGTTTGGAGAAGACGGAAATCCAGCGCCGCAAATAATTCGCAGCGACCCATCATCGCTGTGGATACGGGACGGGAATGGTGCCCCCTATCATTCCCGTCCCAACCATCTAGGGGGAACCGCAGGGGGCGGTTATGGCTTTGACATATCAGGCTTTTTTCCAGCACGAACTGGAAAAGGCAATAAAATCAGAGATTCAGCGGCTGAAAGATAATCTTGTACTGGCGCACGGGACATTTGATTTTGCCGCCTACAAACACCAAGTCGGAATAATCACAGGACTTCAGCGGGCTTTAGAGCTTGCGGAAGAGGCCGAAGCTATCGCTAACGGCGACGAGAGCAGAAGGGGGTAAGTATGCCTTTCATGTTGATGGAGCATGAGGTCGATCCGGCAAAGAAGATTGTCGAGGAAATCGGCGATCTTTCGCAGATTGAGCTGTTTAATAACCAGCTTCTTGTGGGCGTTTATATCCGCCCGCAGAAGACCAAGAGCGGCCTGTATTTGTCTGACAAGACGACCGAAGAGGATCGCTTTCAGTCAAAAGTTGGGCTGCTTTTGAAGCAGGGTCCGCGCGCATTCGAGCCCAATGACGAGGGCTGGTTTGATGGTGAGACCTTTAACCTCAACGACTGGCTGGTTTTCCGTCCGTCCGACGGATGGAGCATCACGGTCAACGGGGTTCTCTGCCGTATTTTGATTGATACACAGGTCAAAATGCGCGTTCCAAATCCTGATTTGGTATGGTGAGGAGATAAAAATGGCTGGAAATGAAGAGCAAATGGCCCTCGATATGGGCGAAAATGAAAATAAAGCAGAAGACGTTGCTGTTGAGGTTGATGTTGAATCTGAAGCGCCAGAAGTACAGGCTGCTTCTGAAGCCAAAGAAGACGATGACGTTCAGGCACAGCTAAAACAGCTTCAGCAAAAGCTGGAAGACGAGCGCCGCGCTCGTAAAGAAGCTGAAATGCGAGCCCGCGATGCGGCTGAACACGCTAATCGGGCCTACAACGAGGTAGAAGACACCAATCTTCAGCTTGTTGTTAATGCGATCGACACTGTTCGCCGTGAAAACGACGTTCTGAAGTCGCATTACAAGGAGGCTTTGTCGGTCGGTGATTACGATCGAGCCGCCGAAATCCAAGAAAGCATGAGCTCAAACGCCGCCAAGCTGCTCCAATTGGAGAATGGCAAGGCAGCAATGGAGTCAAAGCCCCGTCAGCCCCCTGTCAAATATCAGACAGACCCGGTTGAAGACTTTGCTTCTCGCGTTTCGCCTCGATCGGCTGAGTGGATTCGCAAGAACCCGCAGTTTGTGACCGACGCTCGGCTTCAACAAAAGATGATCGCGGCTCATAACCTTGCGGTGGCTGACGGATACCGGCCTGACAGCGATGAATACTTTGGGTTTATCGAAGATACGCTCAAAATTCGTCGTCAAACCCAAAATGAGCAGGTGGAACAGGCTGAATCGCCGCTTTCAAGCGCCTCTCGCCCTGCTCCAAGGGCTGCTCCGCCGGCTGCGCCGGTCAATCGGTCGTCCTCTCCGCGTTCAAGCGTGGTTCGATTGTCTCAGGCTGAGGCTGAGGCGGCTAAGATGTTCGGTATGAGCGAGAAAGAATACGCTCAGCATAAACTTGCGCTGAAGCGCGAAGGCAAAATGAACTGATAGGAGATTAAAATGGAAAATAACGCTGCTGAAGCTCCCCGTCGTCGTGGCCGTCGTCCAAAAGACGTTGATTCGGAGACTCAAGCCATTGAAAACGCTGTCCCTCGCCCAGAAATGAGGTCTGAGATGCGCGAAGATGATCCGTTGGAGCGCGCTCGCCGCAGAACTGCGGAACTGCGTGGTCAGTTGGAGCATGTTAACGAGGGTGGCGACAAGTATTACGTCGATCCTCAGATCATCCCGGAGGGCTGGGCTTACGAATGGAAGCGCCGGCTGCTTCTGGGTGCTGAAGACCCGAGCCACATGGTCGAGCTGGCTCGCGCTGGCTGGGAGCCTGTGCCTCTTAACCGCGACAATGCTCATCGAGCCATGATGCCTGCTAATTGGTCGGGAAACACCATCGAGCGTGACGGTATGATCCTTATGGAGCGCCCGTCTGAGGTGGTCGAGGAGGCTCGTCGCCGGCATGACTACCTTGCTCGCAAGCAGGTTCGGGATAAGGAGGCTCAGATCGCCGGCACGCCGGATGGCACGCTTACCCGTGACCACGCCCAGACCCGGCCTCAGATCAAAAAGTCCTACGAGTCCGTACCCATTCCAAAAGACTAAACCCATTTTGGGTTTTAGGGGCCGCTTTCGAGCGGCCCTTTACATTTCTGAGCGTTAGGTGGTATTTTACAGACAAGGCTCCGTATGGGGCCTAATGCCTCCCCCGGCGAGGAGGTAAAACTTTCCCGGTTCTTAGTCGCCCCGGTGCGCGATGATGAACCTCCTGTAAGAAGGAGATTCCGTCATGGCGAATACCAATGCGCCTTTCGGTTTCAGCCAGTACAGCGGTAACGGCTCTGCCCCGACGTATGAGCAGGTTCCCGTTGTGATCGCTTATAACGCTTCCGCTATCTACTACGGCGACCCCGTGGAACCCGACGCGAATGGCCGTGTTATCCGTAGCGACGGCACGATTGCCGCTGCTGGTATCGCTGGCGTTTTCGTTGGCTGCAAGTACCTCTCGGTTTCGCAGAAGCGCACCGTGTGGTCGAACTATTGGCCCGGTTCTGATGTTGCTTCGACCCAGACCGTCGAAGGCTACATCATCAACGATCCGAACGCTCGCTTCGTTGTGCAGACCGGCGCTACCGGCGCTACTCAGTCCACTGTTAACCTGAACATCGGGTTCGACATTGGCACGGGTAACACCGCTAACGGTCTTTCGGGTGCGTTTGCAGACGTTACGACTGCCGATGTCACCACCACCCTTCCCTTCCGCGTTGTGAGCCTCGTCGTTGATCCTCCGGGTTCGGCTGGCACTGAGGCTGGTGCGTACAACCGCATCATCGTTGCGTTTAACAACGTGACGACCAAGAATGCCACTGGCATCTAAGAGGAGTAAGGACCAATGGCTGTCAATCTTTCGGCTATTAAAGACCTTCTCCTCCCCGGCCTCCGTGGCGTTGAAGGCAAGTACGAGCAGATTCCGTCTCAGTACGACAAGATTTTCACCAAGCATGAGTCGAAGATGGCTCTGGAGCGCACTGCTGAAATGCGCTTCCTCGGCCTCGCTCAGCTCAAGACCGAAGGCGGTCAGACCGCTTTCGACAACAATGCTGGTGAGCGTTACGTCTACAATCAGGAGCACACGGAAATCGCTCTTGGTTACGCGATCACCCGCAAGGCGATCGATGACAACCTCTACAAGACGCAGTTCATGCCGTCGAACCTCGGTTTGATCGAGTCCTTCCAGCAGACCAAGGAAATCTACGGCGCGAACGTCCTCAACACCGCGACGACGTACAATGCGTCCATCGGTGGTGACGGCAAGGCGCTTGTCGCTTCGGATCACCCGATCGACGGCTCCACGGTGTCGAACTACGCGACCGTCGAGCTGAACGAGAGCACCCTGCTCAACGCGATGATCGCCGTTCGTACCAACTTCAAGGATCAGGCTGGCCTGAAGGTCTTCGCGCGTGCGCGTAAGCTCATCGTGCCGACCGCCCTTGAGCCGGTTGCGATTCGTCTGACGAAGACCGAGCTGCGTCCGGGCACCGCCGACAACGACGTGAACGCAATCATGATGACCTCGGGCGGCCTGCCTGAGTCCTACATGGTTTCGGACTTCCTCACCTCGTCGTCCGCGTGGTTCCTGCTCACGAACATCGACGGCCTCTCCTACATGGAGCGCGTCAAGTTCGAATCCGACATGCAGGTGGACTTCGTGACCGACAACCTTCTGGTGAAGGGCTACGAGCGTTATAGCTTCGGCTACTACAACTGGCGCTCGATTTACGGCTCGTTCCCGTCGTAAGTCTAAAGGGCGGGGGCTACGGCTCCCGCCTTTCATCTAGGCTCATTGATCTTGTAGACCGGCCTAGCGGACGCTGCACAGACTACAAGATCGCATCGTGCAGGAGGTTCCTATGGGAACGACCACGTTTACCGGCCCCATCAAGGCTGGCGACGTTCTCAACACGACCGGCTCTAGCGTCGGTCAGATTGCGAATGTCGGCTATGTTGTGATGGCTCAGTCCTCGCCTGTTACGCAGGCTTCGGGCGCTACGAGCATCGTAATCCCCAAGAATAGCCAGATTCTTTCGATCGATGTCATGGTTACGACCGTTTGGGACGGCGCTGCCACGACTTTTGGCGTTGGCACGACCGCTTCGGCCACCTTCTTGACCGCCGCTGGCGCTCTTGATGGCGCTGCTATCGGTCCGCTTTCTGGCACTCCGGGCACCGACGCGACCCGCGCCGGCAACTGGAATGACGTTGGCACGACCGATCGCAAGATTGCGGTTACTTCCACGAACACCGGCGCTGGCGTCGGCGTTATCACCGTTACCTATCTTCAGGCTCGGAACCTGACGGCGTAAGGAACTAGGAGGCTATCATGAAGGGCAAGACTCAAAAGGGCGTTAAGGTTTCGGATGCGGCCCCGACCGACATCTATGCCGGCGCAAACTCGAATGTCGCCAAGGAAGCCAAGAACAAGGCTGAAGGCTTCAAGCGCGGCGGCAAGACCATGAAGGCGATGGGCGAGAAGGCCAAGATGAACGCGGGCCGCAAGCCCCGTAAGTCTGGCGGCGGCGTCATGTCGTCGGCTGCTAAGGGGACGATGCGCCCCGGCTTCAGCGGCTAAGGCTTACAAACGCTAGTGCGTTTTGCGGGGGCCTAGCGCCCCCGTTTTTCTAGGAGGACGCTATGTCTGGCGCTTGGACTCGTAAGGAAGGCAAGAATCCTGAAGGCGGACTTAACGCCAAGGGGCGAGCTTCTCTAAAGGCTGAGGGTCGCGACATCAAGCCTCCGGTATCGAAAGAGCAGGCCGGAAAAAGCGACATGGCTGCTGCGCGTCGGCGTTCTTTTTGTGCTAGAATGGAAGGCATGAAGAAGCACCTGACTGGCGCAAAAACCGCGTCCGATCCGGATAGCCGAATCAATAAATCTCTTCGCAAGTGGGATTGCTGACATGGCGGAAAAGCCTTTCTGGGAGAAAGAAGCTCCGAAAGATGCTCAAGATAAGCATCTGAACCGCAAGCAGGTCCAGTCAGCGAAAGCTAGGGCGCGTGCGGCTGGTCGTCCTTACCCGAATCTTGTCGATAATGCAGCGGTAGCCCGCAGCAAAGGGAAGTAACATGCAGTATCGCACCATCTCTCTGACCGACGAAGGCCGCAGCGAAATTATCGCTGTCGATGACTTTCAGACGCCTTTTAACCTCGGTCTTGCTGCTAATGTGACGGCTGGCACGCCTACTTTCAGCATCCAGTATTCTTTGGATGACCCGAACGCTGTTGGGTACAACAAAGACACTGCGCTTTGGTTTAGCATCACGGGCTTGTCGGGCGTTTCTGCTGATACGTCTGTCGGCATGACGATCCCCTGCCGCGCTGTTAGCATCTATATGGCGACTGGTCAGACGGGGACCGTAGAGCTGAAAATCGTTCAAGCCGGCCCGGCCTGATAGGAGCGGCTGATGACGACGAGCGGGACTTACACGTTTAATCCTTCGCTCGGCGAGTTGACGCTTTATGCCTACAATCTGATTGGCATCCGCAATACGTCGATCGTTCAGGAGCATATGGAATCCGCCAGAATGGCGACCAACTTGCTTTTGGCGAGCTGGTCTAACCGTGGCGTAAACTTGTGGGCTGTTGACTTAGTGACCACAGCTCTTGTTCAGGGTCAGGCTACCTATAACGTCGATGCAAACACGGTTGTCATTCTTGATGCGTATATGCGTATTGATGACGGCGTAAATGATCCGATTGATCGCATTATTCTGCCGATTTCCCGCACGGAATACGCTTCTTATCCAAATAAAGAGCAGCAGGGCTTCACGACTGTCTTCTGGTTCGATCGCCTGCTTTCTCCGACCGTGACGCTGTGGCCGGTGCCGGATGGGACCAGCGCGCAGTATTTGAAGTATTATCGCGTTAAGCGCCTGCAAGACGCCAATCTTCAAGGCGGGGAAAACGTCGAAATCCCGTATCTTTGGATGGATGCTTTTGCGTTTGGTCTCGCCGTCCGCTTGGCCCAGATTTGGGCTCCGCAGATGCTGATGTCTCTGAAGCCGTTTGCTGACGAGTCGTATCAAATTGCAGCGGATCAGAACGTGGAAACTGCTCAGCAGTACATTTCGCCTACTATCAGCGGATATTTCCGATAGGAGGGCGTTATGGGATATGCGTCCAAAGCTGGCAGGGCAAGAACAAGTTCCAGAAATCCGCAGGCTCATGCGATCTGCGATCGCTGCGGTTTTCGCTATAATCACGTCAATCTTAGCTGGCAGTTTGACTGGGCGGGCGCTTCTCTAATTAACAAGCGCATCCTTGTTTGCTCGACATGCAATGACATGCCGCAGCAGCAACTTCGTGCGATTGTTATTCCTGCTGATCCGGTTCCGATCGTCAATCCTCGTATTCAGGATTTTGTGACGGCAGAAACCAATACCAGAGCTATTTCTGGTCAGAACACTGTTGATCCGCAAACTGGCATTCCTGTCGTTAATGGTGACACCAGAACAACGCAGGATGATAAGGTTCGTGTGACGCAGCAAACCGGCGAGCCTCCGGGCGGACTTAACGAACAACCCGGCACTGATCCGACTGTACCGGCCAGCCTTGGTGGCAATGACCCCGGCTTGCCGTATAATGACGACGTGGTGCCAAAGACGGGGCCGTTGTATGGCGACTAACATTCAGATTCCAAACCTGCCGGCTGTCATCTCCCTGAATGGCACGGAGCAGATGGAGGTCGTTCAGTCTGGCGTTTCCCGTCGCGCCACGACGCAGCAGATTGCTGATTTGCAAGGTGTTGGCCCTACGGGCCCTACGGGTGCTGTTGGCCCGACCGGCCCCACGGGCGTAACTGGTCCGACCGGCCCCACCGGGGCTACCGGTCCTACGGGCGCGCAAGGTGACTCTGCAAGTCTGTTTTTGTTCCAAGCTAATTCGTCTTTGACCAGTGGCTATCCGGGCGACGGATACGTTCTTTGGAACAATGCAACTCAAATCTCGGCGACCCAGTTTAACATCAGCCATCTCACCGACAATGGAATTGATATTGAGATTTTCCTTAGCCTGCTGACCGCCGGCGAAAGGATTACTGTTCAGGACCAGTCGCAAAGCGCCAATTATCAGATTTTCACAATCACCGGGACGCCGACTTCGGTAAACCCCGGAAGCCCAACGGCGTATTATACATTCCCTGTTTCGCTGGTAAGTTCCGCTGGCACTGGCACGTCTAACTTCTCGTTTGGTCAGCCGCTACTTATAGCTCTAGTCGTTGGTCTGGCAGGCCCGACCGGCCCGACTGGAGCGACTGGTCCCAGCGGCACTGGCCCGACTGGTCCGACAGGCGACATCGGTCCTACAGGCCCCACTGGTCCTACCGGAGATATTGGCCCCACTGGGCCAACTGGAGCAGCCTCCACAGTTGCTGGGCCTACTGGCCCAACTGGGAGCATGGGGCCAACCGGGCCGACCGGGGATATTGGTCCGACTGGCTTGACGGGAGCGACTGGGCCTACAGGCTCTATCGGGGCGACCGGGCCTACGGGTCACGTTGGCCCTACTGGCTCCACAGGTGCGACCGGCCCGACATCTACGGTTCCCGGTCCCACTGGTCCTACTGGTCCGACAGGTTCTATCGGCCCCACCGGTCCCGGCGGTGCGCTGGCAAGCTATGGCTCGTTCTTCAGCGACGTTGACCAGACGGCGACAGTGAATACGCCGACGCCGATGACGCTGAACAACACGGCTGGCGCGACTAACATCTCTATTGTGTCAAACTCGCGGATTACATTCGCGGCGGATGGCACGTTTGACATTCAGTTCTCCGCTCAATTCCACAACACTGGCGGCGGCGGCTCTGGGCAGACGGTCAACATTTGGTTCCGCAAGAACGGTGTGAACATCCCAAGCTCCGACACCAGACTGACGGTCCCAAGCAATTCGCCGTATGTTGTGGCGGCATGGGATTATCTGGATACGTTCGCAGCGGGTGATTACGTTGAGCTTATCTGGATGACAGATAACGCCAATATCATCCTTGAGAATGAGCCGAGTGGGGCGCTTAATCCGGCTATCCCGTCTCTCATTGTCACCGTTATGCAGGTCATGTACCTGCAAGTTGGTCCTACGGGAGCTTCTGGCCCGACGGGAGCAACTGGTTCTGTTGGTCCTACTGGTCCAACTGGCTATATGGGCGTTGATGGCCCGACGGGTCCGACCGGCGTAGCGGGCGCATCTGGCCCTACAGGCCCTACGGGAGCCAACGGGGTTGATGGGCCTACTGGCCCTACGGGCGTAGCAGGTCCTACTGGCCCAACAGGCGCTAACGGGATTGATGGTCCCACAGGACCTACAGGTGTCGCTGGCCCAACTGGTCCAACTGGCACTGCGGGCGTTGACGGCCCGACCGGGCCAACCGGAACTGCGGGTGTTGTTGGCCCCACGGGCCCAACGGGTGATATTGGACCCACTGGCCCTACGGGAGCCGCTTCTACCGTAGCGGGGCCGACTGGCCCGACCGGCACAGCCGGAGCGGCTGGTCCCACGGGTCCGACTGGCGTTGCGTCTTACACCCGCACATCCTTCACGGCTACCGGCGGTCAGACGACATTCTCGGTCACGTATACCGTGGGCTACATTGAGGTCTACGTTAACGGCGTATTCCTGAATGGCTCTGACTATACGGCGACCAACGGAACGAGCGTCATCTTGGCGTCGGCGTGCACGGCTGGTGACATTGTTGAGTTTGTCGCGATCTCCGTGAATACGTTTGGTGCCGGTCCTTCTGGTCCGACTGGGCCTACGGGAGCGACTGGCACACCTGCGGCTGTCGCTGACGGCAGCATCCTGCTGAACTACACGACGATCTCTAATAGCTACACATTTGTCTCTGGCTACAATGGCATCTCGGTCGGCCCTGTGACCATCGCAAGCGGTGCGACTGTGACTGTCATTTCTGGACAACGCTGGGTGGTGATCTGATGAGTACGATTGCTGCGGGAACCACTGGCACAACCGCCCTGCAAAGCACGGGCGACACGAC